TCAAGTCTAATTGGTATAAATATATCTATTGATAAAATAACAAAATTATTAAATGTATCTGATCAACAATCAGAAATAATGACATATTATTATAATAATGATATAGAAACAATTAATAATGAATCAATACCCAAAGTATTAAATATGGATGAACTTATTTTAATTGAAGCTGCTTTAAAATATTATGACTTTATTGAGAAAAAATATGAATCTATTTTTGATGTTATTAGTTCAGATGCAATAAATAGTATACCTCAAGAATTCAGATATAATTTTTATGATATTGTCAAAAGAGATAAAAATATATCAAGTGAACAAATAGATGAATTCAATATTAAAGTTAATAATATTAAAAAATTAATGTATAATTTAAAAATGAGAAATCAAAATAATATTACATTTGAACTATTAAATAAATATATGATTAACGTATCTAAACCATCACAAATGGGTGGAAAAAGTAAACAAAAAGATAAAATTGTTGAAGAAGAAATTAATGACAAGATTAGACGATTATCTGAATATCTTAGAAAACAAAAGAAACAAAAAGGTGGTGCATCATCACCAGAAGTAGATAAAATAAAAAAAGAAATTGATGATTATGAAACTGGAATTAAAGATCCAGCAATTACTTCGGATATTAAAAAACAAAGAACAAAACAAATAATTCAAAGAGCAAATCAATGGGTAGATACATTATTAACTTTAAATATTGCAAAGAAAGTAATAGTAGATAATGATTTTGGAATTGCAATATTTAAATTAGAAAAAATTCAACAATTTGATAACTTAGATGATGTAATAAAATTTACAAATGAATATGCTAGTGTATTAAACTTTAAAAATAGAGATAGAGATAATAATGTATTCCCAGAAATAAGAGTCATTACTAAAATTGGTAATGCAAAACCATTAAATTTTACAGATAAATTACAATCATATTTTGAAAATAGATATAGTAAATTACAAAATAAAAAGATTGATGTTTCCAAATATATTATTGTAAATGCAAATGAACCATTACCACCACCTCAACAAGGATATGAACCAATACAATATATTAAATATCCTACAAGAGAAGAAGCAATTAAATTAATAGATTTATTCAAAGTATTATTAAATATTCAAAGCGGTGGTCAAACTGAATATGTTTTATTAAAATCAAAACCAGACCAATCACAATTAATAGAATCATGTTTTACATCAAGACAATATACTAAATTTTTAAGAATGATGACAGATTATTTAAAAGCACATGACCAAGATTTAGATAAACCAGAATTTGATAAAATGAAAAAAGACCTTGAAACATTACAAGATATTGAAAAGAAATTAGTAGATTTATATACAATATTTAATAATTATAAGAAGATAAATGACCAATTTCCACAAAATATTCAAAAACCAGTTACTGTTGAACATATTAAAGAAACATTAAAAGACAATAATATTTTAATTGATAAATATGGTGTAATAAATAATAATATTATTAACTTAGTAAAAGATATTGAAAAATACTTAATATTAACAGAAAATATTGCAGAAGTTAAAGAAAATCCAAATATTAAAATGGAATTGGATAATCTTTTAAACACAAAAACACAATCTGGTGGTGCTAACTCTCAACCAATGAAAAAATTTACACCGTTCCAAGAACGTGAATATTTTACAACTGATACATTTAAAAAGATTTTAAAACAAATGGATGAATAATTAATTATCGAAAACAACTCGTGCTCTACCATTTTCAATCTTAAGCACGTTATATGAATTAGAATATACTCTAACTAATGCAGGATTTGTGTAAGATACACTTCTACTTAATATTAATTGTAGAACTATATCATCAATTCTGCTAAAATTACAAGCACCAGATGGTTGATAATCTTCAGGAGCAAAAGCAAATGAAAACACTAATATACCTGGTTGAGGAGAATTAGAATGACCACGAAATACTTCTAATAATTCAAAATAATTAGATGGTCTCATACTAACTCTATCTTTACCATTTAATAATAATGCTGCTTGTTGAATTAATGTTTTACTAGTGGTTAATACACCATCAGTGTAATTAAATACATCACGTAAGCCACCAGTTACAAGATATTGTGGTTGTACTCTAAAAAATAATTCTTTGGTTGGATGAATAAATCCTAATTTAATTTGATTAGCAGAATTATACAATACTCTTTCAGTATCATATTGGCAATATTCAAACAATATTTCTAATGAAGCTCTAGAAAATTTTAATTTTTCTTGATCACCAAGGAAGAAATAATCAACATATAAATAACTAGAATTTAATGTAAGATTATTCAAGAAACTTAATGTAGTTGATTTACTAATATATGCAGTTTCAGTACCAACAACATTTGTAGAGTAATTTGTATCTACACCAATAATCGGACCATTTGTTCCAGATGTAGTTAAAAAACTTGCACTATTATTAATTCTAATATAATTTAGTGTTTGTGTTACAGCATTAAATGAAATAAATTTATTATATACAATATTATTACCTTGTGTTTGTTGAATAATTTCACCAAATTGATAGTTGACTACATTACTTGATACAGTAATACTATTTGTTGGACCGTAAATTAAACATTCATTTAATGGATTAAATTGTACATTAATTTTAACATCAGAATGATACATAGATATTAATGGTAATGGTAACATTTGTCTACAAAATCCAAATAATAATGGAATCCATAATATATATGCAGGTTTACCAGCAGTTAATGTAAATATTTCTGGTCTATTACCAATAATATGTTCAATATAATTAATTCTAGTTAATTCAAACCAAATATTCATCCAATCACCATATTGTCTATCAATAACTCTACCCCCTATTTCAAATTCAATATAATTTATTAAAGCAAAACCAATTTTTTTATTCCAAGCACTCAATACACTAACACCATTAAACGTCGCCGGTATTGCCGGCAGCTCTACATATAAATATATCTTCCCCATCATATCACCGTTTTTTGATAAAACAACAGAAACTTTATTACCAAAATTTGGAGTTAAATTAAAATACTGCGGGATAGATTCATAAGAAAAATTAGAATACCTTTGATAAGTAGCATGAAAAAAAGTAATTTCTGGTTTGCTAGTTAAATATATATCTTGTTCGCCATAGGCCACTAATTGAACTTGACCGTTTACCATAATATTAATTAATTTATTTTTCTTTATCTTTAAAAATAAATTAAATTTCAAATGCCAAACCTGCCTGTCCTCCCATAATTCTTAATAAATTATAACTTCTAGCAATTATGTTAAGGTTATATGGTATAGGATCTGTTTCTACAGTAAAATATGCATCTCCTAAAATAGAAAAATTACAAGAACCAGAAGGTTGGTATTCATCTGGATGTCTACAGAAACTATAGACATGAATACCAGATACAGGAATATTTGGATATAAATAATAATTCATACCAGTTGTTTGGTCTCTCGTTAAGTTAAATCTTTGTTGTCCATTTAATCTTAATTCAGTATTATTAATAGGTGATTTACTTGGGTATGGATAAGTAGTTACTAAACCATTAGCAACAGCAGGTATATAAGCTAAACTTGGATTTGCAGCGTATAGTGTTTTCCAATATGTTCTAGATAATGTAGTAACTGGATTTACTTCATCATATCTATCATAGTTAGATAATACTTTGTAAAATTTAGATTCTGTATAGTTAAAATATTGTTTATTTTGAATATTAATTAATGGTTGTGCATACCAATATATATCTTTAACTGGATTTGCTAAATTAATCTTAGTTGAGAAATGTGAAGTATTATTGTAATATGAACGATAATTTTCTTGTTCGATTAAATATTCATGTTTACTTTTAGCAAAAATATCTCTTTCCTTTTTATCTAAATAAATATATTTTAATGCTAAACTCAATTTGGGTTTACCACTGACAGCAATAGCAGTTAATGGGTCCATAATAACTAAATTTTCTAATTTCTCCATTTGAATGACTAATTTTACATCAGAATGTAATAATGCAATTAATGGAATACTTAATCCAGCATTTTTATATCTATTAAAATAAAATGGTAATACATTATTTAATGTATATGGTGGTTTTACATTATTATTAAAAGCAGTTAATTGAGGTACATTACCAGTCATTATATATGTTCCTTTTATTTGACCAACAGGTGTAAATGATTGTGCCATTACATTTATAAAATCAGCCGTTAATTTTTCGATAGAAGTAGTATTAATATATAATTCAACATATTGTGTAATATAACGTCCCATATCTTCAATCCATGCATATCTTGCAGGATTTTTAATCAAAGTACTTACAACTGCAATTTCATTATTCACTGCATTTTGTCCTGTATAATTTCTAACTTCATTATTATAAGATTGTAAAAAGTTATTTTGAATAGTTGTTGTATTCGTAATTAATTGATTGTCTCTAACAGTATCTAAACACAATGATGCTTGAACATTAATTTCTTTATTATTTAATATTGTATTATTATAATATTCAAACGTGTGTGTTGCTGCGACGAAATTTTGACCTAAAAATGTATATTGAAATTGGGTGGGAACATTTAATACATTTATATTTTTGTTAGCGAGTTGTCCCAAAATATCAGAAATAAATAAATTTAATGTATTTGCATTTTGAGAAACACCATTTGACAAAGGATCAGGTTGTAATATTAAATATCCATCATAGTTATTATATTGTGAACCAAATGTTGGCATATTATTATAATTGTATAATCCATATGATTGTAAGAAATACGATGGTGTAGTTTTTTTAGTTACATCAAATGTAGTATATACACCAATATAACTAGAACCTGTTGAGCCAGTTGAGCCAGTGGAACCAGTAGAACCAGTAGAACCAGTTGGTCCAGGATACAAACTTACATTCCAATTATAATATGTACCAGCTATCACACCAGATGATATGATAATATTATACTGAGTAGTAATAATATCACTAATAGAATCAACTGTTCCATACATGTAATCAAATGTATTATTTAAAACAGATTCAATTTTTACTGTATTACCTACCGCTAATGTAGGAAGATTTCCAATAGATTGAGTAGCACCAGAATCATATATAACTAATAATCCATTATTTATAATATCAAACGTTTGAATTAAATTACCTGCAATACTTACCACCCAATTACTATAAGTTCCATTACCAGATACATATGTGACATTAATATTATAAATTGGTATTGTAAGTGGATTTGTTATAGAAGTAACTGTACCAATCATATAGTTAGCATTGTATGAATAAATTATAATAGTATTTCCTACGGTTAATGTAGGTAACGCTCCTTGAATACTATCAAATGTACCATTAGCAGTATTAATTTGTAAATTTCCTGGTGCCATAGTATATTGCTGTAATAAATTACCATAAATAGAAAAAATCCAACTTGTATAAATACCAGAACCTACAATACTAACTACATCTACAATTATACTAATAGCATCTATATACGTTACTAATCCAATCATGTAATTATACTGATCATATATAATTTGAATAGGAGTATTTGCAGTTAAAGTTGGAAAAGTACCAAAGGTATTCGATACTAAAAAAGTTTGGAATCCAGTTTTAATAGTACCAGTTCCTGAATAATTGTAAGAAGGTATAGAAAAATTACTTAATTTTGCTAATTTAGCAGGACTTGCTGGACCAGTAGGACCAGAACTATCTAAGCTCAATGAAAAATTAGATTTTTTATTATCTCTATAATTTAAAAAAGAAGATACTAATGATTTACTAGATGTAGGAACAACATCAAGATATTTTATAGATTTATTAGATGGTGTTGTTAATTTACTTAAATTATGATTTATAGTTAAACTTGATTTAACTGGTAAAGGAATAGATGGAACTTGTTTATTTATTGTTGGTTTAATATTAGCAAATGATTCATAACTAGATTTAATTGGTGTTTTAATAATCTTATTTACAGCAATATTATTATTAACACCATGTATTTTAATATATTTATTATTTACATCAAAATTAGTTAAATAATTTAAATTAATTATACCATTATTATGTGAAACAATACTTGTATATTTTGGATTAGTTCTATCAGAATCAACAACATGAATTGTATAATTATTAATAGAAAATTTGTGATGATTATTAATTATAAGATTATTTGAATTATCATCATATACACAATCCGGTAAAATATCAGTAATATTAATAGAACCAATATAATATGCATTAGTAGATAATAATGAATTTTTAATATAGAAATGTAATTCACCGGAAAAATTAAATTTATTTGTTCCTAATATTAAATATTTACCATTTTTATCTTCTTGAACAGCAAGTGTCTTATAAAATTCTAAATTCATTCCATCTGAATTATATGATGTATAAACATGCAAATATTTATCAATTAATATATTATTGTTATTAACATGATACAAATTAATATCTTTTAAATTTATAATATAACTATCATTTGCATTATATACAATATTAATTTCATTTGATTTATTAACATTTTTAACAATAGACATATTACCTAGTGCATTAAACAATAATCTATTACTAAAAATATTAAGATTATTAACAGATAATAATGTATTTTCTCCAGTTTCAAATGAAACTACACTACCACTTTTAACTTTTAAATTACCACTATATAATATATTATCATGAATAATACTTAATTCTACACTATTGATATGCAATGGTAATGATAAATTTTGAATTGTATTTTTATAAGTATTATTACAATTATCTTGATTAAATGAATGTCCGTTATATCCGTAATTTGGAATAATATTATTAGATAATTTACAAGTATTTACTTTAATTTCAGATACAAGATCCATTATGAATCCATTTTCATGATTTAATTGAATATTGTAATTTTTATTTTCAGCATATTCTGGTATTTCAATTGTTTGATAATATAATCCAGGTTTAGTATATTGAATTGATTCATACTGGCATAATCCATTAATGCTAAGACTAAATATTGAATTTTTACGTAATCCATTGACAAAATATTTTATTAGTAATTCAGAATTTTGTGTTGTATTATATGATAAATTATTTTGATTAATTTTAAATACTAATTCTTGATTATTTTGATTATTGCAAATATAAATATACTTAGTCGGATCAGATGTAAGTATTTTATTTGTAGATTTAATCATTAAATAATAACCATTATCAATACCAGTAGATAAGATATTAAATATACTTGTTTTATTGGATAAAGAATATGTTAATTGATTTTTATCATAAATTACATTCTCTGCAACAATAAATGTTCTGGTAGTAGTAAATTTATCAGTACGTAAAGCTACTGTTAATAAATCATTGTTATCAAAAGCATTTTCATATATATTAAAATTTATTATAAAATTATCATCTGAAGTAACAATAAGATTAGGGCTTAATATTTTAATTAAATATTCTGTATTTTTAATATTTGTTAATACATTATTATCGATGGGTAAATTATCAAGTTTATCAGCTAGATTAATTGAACCCATATAGTTAAGAATTTCTTGTGAATTTTTTACATAAAAATGTAATTCACCAGTTAAATTAAAAGTGTTTGTATTTAATGATAAGTATTTTTCATTTGAATTATTTACAATTGGAAAAGTACCATATAATTTTAAATTTAATCCATCACTATTATTTCCAGTATACACATCTAATTGTTTATCAATAATTACTTTATCATTTTTAATATGATATGTTTTAACATTGTTTAAATTAATCAAATAACTATCATGATATATATAGGTAATACTAATTTGATTAGGTTGATTTACTTGAGTAATTTCTTGATTAGTAAAAGCATTATACAATAATTGATTATCAAAAATTCGATGATTATTTATATTAAATTTAGTATTATTACTATCAGAATTAACAATTAATGAATTTTTATTAAAATTTTTTACATTAATATTACCATTATAAGATGTATTATTATGAATAATATTTAAATTTAATCCAATAACTTCAGGTGGTAAAGGTATTGTTTTACTAGTATTTATTAATGAAATAGTAGAAGGATTTTGATTAAACGGTATACTATTGAAACCAGTACAAGGTAAAATATTTGTATTTGGAGTGAAAGTATTTACTTTAATATCTGATACAATATCCATTATATGACCAGAATCATGAGTGAGAACAGCATTATAATTTTTATTAATAGCATTATTTGGAATAGTTAATATTAATTCATAAGAACTACTTTTAGTAACAGGAATTTGTGGAGATTGATATATATCACCAATTTTTATATTAAAAGTAGAACCAAGATAGAATCCCGAAGCAGTAAAATTTAATAGTAAATTTGTATTTTTGGTAACATTATATGATAAACTATCTTTATTAATATTAAATATTACATTATTATCTTGATTGCTAGTAATATAAACATATTTATTTGGATCTGATGTATATATTTTATCAACAGAAGAAATAATTAAATAATATTCACCATCAACACGTGTAGATAAATTAGTAAATATTTGATTATTAGATGATAATTTATAATTAATTTGATTACTATCATATTTTAAATTATCAGTAACAACATACGAGCGACCAGTTACATAATTATCTGAATGTAAAGTTACTGTTAATATATCATTATTATTAAAACTATTTGCATATATATTAAATTCTAGTAGGAAATCATTGAACGTATTAATTTGATTAGGGCTGAGTAGTTTTATTAAATACCCAGCATTATTCGTAATATTAGTTGTCATTGAATTAATATTAGAATAATTTATTTATATTAAAAATTAAATTAATTAAGAAGTAATTACAAGTGTATTATTTAATGCTTGGCATAGATATCCTGTAGAAGGTGGTCTTCCTGGTGTTGGTAATGGTGGTGGTGAATCTGTAATGTAAACAGTATATGTATCATTTATTAAACTGGATAAATCACCAGGATTAATAGTAAATAATAAATCAGCACCAACAGTTCCACCTGAAAGTGATGGAATTGTATAAGGTCCTAATGTAAGTGTATTACTATATGTATTACCAGATAAGAATATGAATACTTGATTGACTACAATATTACCAGATGAAATATATGTCCAATCCCAGTTAACCAAACTAATATCAAATGTAACAACACCACCACTTTGACTGTATACAGTAGGAAATATAGTTGAATTAATTGGACCAATTACATCAGTTAAATAACCAACATTTGCATTTAGTGAACCAGAACCATATGTTGGATTATTAGATATATATATATTTGGACCGGGACCATTTGTACTTGGATTATACATACCTAAATATAATGTAGGATTGCTTCCATAGGTGTATAAAAATGGACCATATGATATATTTGCAGTTCCACTTGGTCCTGTTGTAAACGTAGTTGGGTCTGTATAATAAATATTAGTGTCATCAGAAAAATTAATGTATAATGTAGAACCGTTTATAGCATAATTGGGTGAATAATTTTGAAGATACATATTAATTGTATTATTTACATATGTTTCTAAGTTTAATGTACCAGTAGGACCAGCAGGACCAGTAAATCCAGCTACTAATGGATTCACTATATCCAAATAACCAGGAGCAGAATAATCAGGTAAGCTTACTTCTAAACTTAATGTACCTTGATTATATGGAATAGCAGCACCTGTAACACCTGCACCATAAATAGGATTATATGTTAAATACATGTATTGTGGTATACCAATATAACTTGAATCAAATGTTGCATTAAATGTTGCATAATAATTTATATTATCTGGAGTTGTAATAGGAACAGGTGCTTCTACACCATTAATTGGGAAATAACTTGACCATGTTCCAGTAGAACCATTACCAGTAGTATACATATATAATTGATTAATTCCAATATCAGAATAATATGTTTGCCAATTGGGTAAATTTATTTGTATTTCAGTAGATTGACCAACAAGTCCTACATAAGTATTAGATGTACCAGTTAAACCAGTAGCTTGTATTACATCAATTATATTAGGTGTCGGATCATTTAATACAAAATTAACTGGTGATAATCCATATTGTTGAGATTCTGTTAAAATATATGCATTAAATGTATAAAAACCAACATGAATTGGAGAATTACCATAAGTTGGATTGGTATTAAATACTAAAGAATCAGTACATTCACCAATAGGACTAATATATACAGGAACTGATGCACTTGTTAAAGGTTGATTTGACCAATAAAATAAAAATCCTTTGTCAATTGTTCTAACAATGCGAACATATACCCAATTAATTCCAGGATTATATGCAGGTGTAGATACTGAATAAACAGTTGATGTACCATTATCTATTGTAAGTAATCCATTAATTGAACTATCAACTATTGTATTTGTAATTGTATATGTTAATCCATTACATATTAATTGTAATGATACATAATCACCAGTATAATTATTAAAACCATCAATAGTCAATATAGTTTCAAATACACCATTTACATATCCACCATTAATATAAGTAGCAGTACCAACTTGACCATTTTGTGTTCCAAAATAACTATTTTGGTCTAATCCATATCCAAAATTACTTGAAATAGTAGTCCATTGACCACCTATTAAATTAGTAGCTATAGTTGAATTCATTGGTAAAATATTAGGATTTCCTGTATTTGGATTTGTATTTTGTGCAAATACTAAGGTACCTTTATTATAATTATATCCATTAATTCCTTCTGTTCCAGTTAAACCAGTATATCCAGTTAAACCAGTAGCACCACTTGGACCAGTAGTACCAGTAAAACCAGTATATCCAGTATAGCCAGTTGGACCACAAATTGGATTATATGTTAAGTATAAATAGTAATTATTTAAATTATTAAAATTTGTATTAATAGTCATTTCATAAGGACCTGTAGGACCAGATATACCAGTTAATGCAAATGGACTACCTGCTAATGGTGTATATAAATTTTGTTGGTCATTTTCTAAATATGCACCACTGGGACCAGTGCCAAAATATACATATAATTGATTAATTTGATAATATGGTTGCCAGTTTGGTAATTGAACTGTAAATTGTTCATCTAAATATACATAGGCAGATGGATTTACGTTACCATCTATATCATATAAATTACCAAGTTTTGATGATGAAAATACATCATTATGAATAGAAATTTCAGGTGTATTGTCAATTAAATTAATAGAACCTGCAGTTACATTGTTAACTGGAAAAAATATTTGAGCATTACTAAAACTACTGCTACTACTAGATACATCAGATACATAAATATATATACGGTCATAACTATTAGAACTTGTAGTATACCACCATGGATTAAATATTAAAGTTGCAGTAATATAATATGTATTATTAGTTGAATTATATTGAATGGGAAATGGACCATTACCAATAGGACTAAAAGTAATACCATCATATTCAGCATTAAAGAAATTAGCAGCATCAAATGTGAAATATAAATATAATTGTGTAAATGGATAATATAATTGCCAACCAGTTAATGTAATATTAAATGTAGTAGGAACTGTTACAATTGAATAATTAGCATCAGTAGATCCTTGATTAATGTAAGAAACAAAAATAGGAGTTGCAGCAACAATTGCTACTTGACTAGAACCAAATGGAGTAGAACCGTCTACTATTTGTTGATTTGTAATAGCTATGTAATGAGGACCACCTATAGTAAAAGTTATATTTAATGTTCCTTTATATACACCATTAACAATTTGTAATTGTCCAGAATTAGAACCATTATTAACAGCATCTGCTTGAACAGGAATATATCCTGAATTAGCACCGCAATCATATACATAGAAATATTGACCATAAAATTCAGACCAATTAGAAAGAATAAAAGTAAATGTAGTAGATACATTCAATTGTGCATAAATAGGTGAAATATTTGCAGTAACTACAGCTGATTGAGGATTTACAGGAACATAATCATAATAAATAAATGATTCAATAAATGTTTGAAAATTAATAAAATTATAATATGATTTATTTGTACCAGTCGAACCAGTGTAACTAACAGGACCACCATTATAAGATGTTAATATACCCATATCAGTTGTAATATTTTGTACATCTTTGAATATTGTAAACATATTTTCTAATATACCAATATCATTAGAATCTATTGGTGTTGGTGTTTGATATAGTAATTGTTGATATCTAACAGTATCATTAGAAAATTCATATTGATAACCAAATGGCATACCATTGTATTGTAAATTAAAATTTGTACCAGTACTACCAGTAACACCAGTAAAAGTAGCATTAATTGTTTTAGTACCAGTATTAATTTCAATATCATATGTATTAATTGGAATATCAAAATATACATTACGTAATGTTAATTGAACATTATAACCAGTATATACATATTGGAAATTTAAGAAATTATATTTAGTTAATTTTGTACCATTACTATTAAAAATAGTATTATTAATATTTAAAATTATATAATCAACAATAGTAGTAAATAAATTAGTAGGAATTGTTTGATTATGATTGTTATAATAATAATATTGGTATCCACTATCAAATGTAGAAAAATCAGTATCTTTAATTAAATAACATCCAGTATTACCAGTAAGTCCAGCAGAACCAGTACCACCAGAAGGACCAGAAATATATAATTCATATTCAGATGCAAGAATTTTATTATTTACTTTCCAGTAATCATAGTTATTATGAAATTGTACTCTTTCATTAAAATTATTGTATTTACCAATTAAACTTTGACGTACTGCAAATATTAAACGATAATAATTTGCATAATTAATATTAGTTTTAATATTATCTAAAGAAAATGCATAAGGAAGTTTAAATTGTTCATATACAGCTGTATAGGAAGGTGGTGATGTATTATTATTTATTGTAATATTAACCAATGAATTTATAAACATATCTACAATATCTTTTAATCTATCTATTGATGTAAATGTTTTAATTCTTACATATAAATCATCATATGATATTTCATACAATGAATTTTGATAAATAATCTTTTTAGATTTTAATATTAAATATAAATATTCACATATTACATTAATCAAACCACTTTTCCATTGTACCGCAGTTACATTACTTAAAATATTACCTAATGACATTGGTGTATTTTGATATGAAGAGGCAATTAATTCAGTTTGATTTAAAATAAAACATTCAGATATTAAGAAATAATAGATTTGTGCAATTACAGATGGTAATACTACATTACCTTCAATATAACAATTTACTATTGCACCAGTAGAATCTTCTAATATTAAAGTTCCCATATAATTATATGGTGATAAGATACCAATTGTATATGGATATCCACCGTTAATTAATCCATTTTGATTAAAAGAATTTGTTACAATAGGTTTTTCATTTAAAAATTGTTCATAATTTGCATTATTAGGTAATATATAGGATAAAGGTGCATCATCAGGAACACTATTTAAATCATTTAATAAATCATAAATAAATAATAAATTATCCATATGTTTGTTAATAAAGAATGGATGAGGAACATCTTGTAAAAAATCAATATTACCTTTAGCAGCAGCACTGATTATTATATTATCAAATGTAGATACTTCTTGTTGAATTCCAGTATAACCACTAAATGTATTTAATCCAGTAATATGTCTAATATTTTTACTAGCTGGATCATTATATGTAAATGCATCACCAACAAATCCATAATTATAATTTCTAAATTGTATTTGGTATAATGCAAAAATATACATAAATGAATGTGGTCTATAACCAGTAGCACCAGTAGGAGTAGGATAACCATTATAACCAACTGGACCAGTTGGACCAGTAGGACCATAATAAGTATTAACTTGTGCAGGAACAGATTTATAAGGGAAAAAATCAGTATTATCTAATTTCAATTGATGGAAATTACTAAAGAAATATTGATTACCAGTTGATAAGTATTTTAAGAAATAATAACTAATTGGTAAATTTGGATTATCATATGCAGCAATATTTGGTTTGGCTGAATTATTACTTAAATATGAATATAATAAATTCAAATGAAATACAACAGTATGAGATGCATTTTGAATATTATATAAATCATTGTATACCAATGGAATTAAATTATAATCAACATTGCTAGAAAAATTAAAGAACTTATCATAAAATGTTAGTGAAGTAACATCATTTACAGAATAATAGTCATTGTATAATATAATTTGTTCTTGTGTTAAACTTTGTGTTAAAATATTCTTTTGTCTGTAATTCAATATAGTTGTAAATAATTGTTTAAACATAGATATATCAGATTGATATAAATTAGAAATTTGTTGTAATGATATTGGTATAAAACTTAATGTAATTAATTCATAATTATTATCTCTATATGCAAAATCATTAATTAATGTTTGTTTTTGTGGAAAGCTAGTTAATCCACTAAAAATTGTATTATATTCATTAATAATATGATGATAATTAGTATTACTCAAATATTGTAATGCATTAATATCTGCAAAATTTCTTTCATTACTATTAAAAAATGTATTTATAAAATTAAATAATTCATAACCAAGAGATGACATGTCCAATGTATTAGATGATAATTGATTATATTGTGTAATTGTATTTGTTAATCCATTTAATAAAGAACTAAAATCATATGTAAAATTTAATAAATATGTATCCCAACTATTATAAATTTGTATATCAGTCATTGGTACACTATTAACCTTAAACTGTGTAATAATTTGTAAATATAAGTCATTATTAGGATATGGACCAGTAACATCCATTGAATATTTAAGTAAAACTAAGAATTCTTGATAATCAGTAAATCTAATATTCAAATTATTCAAAATAACAATTTCTGATATTGGATCTAATGCAGTTAATGATGATGCATTCGAATGCTTAAAATTATTTAAAATACCATATAATCTTTGGTCTAAGAAATTAAATCTTGGACTATTTCCTAAAATTCTATTAGTATAATCACGAGTACCATATGCCATTCTGGTTGCATAAACAGTTTCACCTTGGAAAATATCAGGACGATTATTATATGACATTCCAGTAGCACCACTGGGTCCTGTCACTCCCAAATAATATTCAGAAATGAATGATTTTCCAGAATAACTGTACATCATGTCATAATAAATAGCTAATGTATTAAAATAATAGAAATATGGTTGTGCTTGTCTTTGAATCCATGCTTGATAACTTTGGATTAAATGACCTTCCATATTTGGTAAATAAGCACCAATTTGATATGCATAAAATACAGGAGTATCATTACTGGTAATACTGGGTAACCAACTGTTAATCTTTGCATAAAAATTGGCTAATGTTGGACCAGTATATAATGGGTCATTTAATAAACCACCATATCCAGCAAAGAATAAATATTTCAAATAATCATAATGAATAGATAAATTAAATTGTTTGTAATAAGTATCAATACTATATCCAGTAGGGAATGAATAAGAAGATGTAAAAGTAGTACCAGTAGCACTAGTAATAGTATATTGGTCAGTAGCTAAGACTACTTTAACCAAATCTCCGCTACCGTGTATTTTGTATATAATTGGATAATTACTTAATGTAACTGTAGGTGATAATACTATATCGATATTGTATTTACTGCATAAATTACTAATTATTGTAAAAATATTAGAAAATTCATAAATCATAGTAGCAATATTATTATTAAATTCTGGAATATTTACGATATATTGTGGTAATAATAAATATTGTGAATATACATTAGTCAATGTAGTTACACCTTGAATTAAATTATTATATGTTTGATAATAATTACTTGTTCCATTAAATATAGTATGATATGATGTAGTATTCAAAATAAATGACATTGCATTAAATAAGCATGTACCTAAGAAATTAGGTGATAATTGATATATAGTCTTAAAATATGTTTCATCTAAATTTACAGGTAAATTATATGCATCACCGTAAATAGTTAATAATTCATTCAAATATTTATAAATATAATACATTAATAATCCATCATCTTTACCAGATAATGCAGCAAGATATGCATTTTGATTTGTAGTGGTATTACCACTTGTTGCAAATGTACTATTCCAATATGCTTGTAAATATGTTGATTGCATACTGGTAGTATGTTCTTGTAATTCTGATAAATATGTTGTAAAATTGTATGAATTCCAAAATGATCCAGTACATCCAGTAAATCCAGAACTAGCACCTGTAGAACCTGTACCAGGTGTCATTGTAAAATTATTTTTATTAATCTTATCTAATAATGTGTATGCATAACCATATGGTTCATAGAAAACTGGAATTTGTGTTGGATCCAAATAAGGTAAACTACCTTGAGAATTTAATGTATAATTGTATCCATCATTTCTAGGATAATTAATATTATTCATAAAATAAATAGATGAAGTACCAGAAGCTTGAGTAGCATAATTTTCAGATAATTCATTTACTTTTTGATAAATATTTTGATATAATTGAACTTCTTTACTGTATAAATATCTTGGAAAATACGACTCTGCATCATATGTAATTATATATGTATTGTTTTCTAATAATGGTGTACCTTGGTCAATAGTATCTTCTTGATATTGAGAATATAATGAACCACCATTTCTAATAATAGATGCTCTAGAAATTTCATAATTTTCCATATTACCAAACATTTCTTCACTGATATTGTTAATGTAATCTAACAAAATATTATTACCATATAATTGAGTAGTAATTAATGAATTATTATTAATAACAGGAATAATATCAGTTGAATAATTATCAACACTGGATGTTAAACTGTAAATATTACAACCAGTTGCACCAGTACCACCTGTATTACTATAAGAATAATAGAAACAGCTATTACCAACAGGAGGTAAGCTAGTAGAACTAGTAGGACTTAGGTAAGAAGAAGAACCAAAATCAATATATTGTAAATTAAATGGAATTTGTAATTGTAAAATTAAAGAAGTCATATCAAATGAAATAGTTCCAGTACCTAAAGTAAGTAATGAATTTGGAATTGTAATATTTTGTAATGACCAATTACCATTTTGCTGTAAATTATAATATAAATTCATTTGTGTAATTTCATTAATTGGATATGGAATATTATCAATACTAAAAGTTAAAACAGTTTTTCTAATACCACCATATTGAACATAGTTAAGAATTTTTACTAAATTGTCACTTAAATTTCGGCTAATTGTTAATAAATCAGATGTCCAGTTATTATAAAAAGTAACAGATGTATTTTGATATTGTTGAATAATATAACTGGTTAAAAAGTTAATGTATGATAAATTTGGATTGTAATTAGGATTATTTGTAATATTTTTATTAATTGTATTTATTAAATATTGTTGATATCTTAATTCATTATTTACCATATTTGAAAAATTAGTGCTACCAACACCATCTAAAATAAATAATTTATTAGATTGTTCATAGTTAACAGCAAAATAAATATTGTTTAAATAATCTTGATTATTCGAATTTTTAATAATTGTTTTAAAATAGACTAAATTCATATAATTAAATAATACATCATAACTATCTTCTAACCATGTTTCAATGTTATTATGAATAGTAGTTACTTCGCTAGATGTTAATACAAAATCAGGATTAGAATTTATAATTTGTTTTAATAATGTTTCAGAAACAGATGTAATTGGTGTAGGAGTAATTGATTTAATATTAACATCAGAATATACATAATTTTTAATTATATTAGCAAGAGTATTTGAATTATATGTTGCTGCATTTGTAGTATTATAATCAGTATAAAATGTATTACTAGTAACAGAAGAATTACTATCAAATAATAATGTATCAGTTAAATACAATTGGTCAAGATCAAGAGGTAATACAGTGATAGTAGTATCATAGTTGCTAGTGGTAATGCTATCATCGGTGCCTGATAATCCTCTTCTAATTTGGAGAACTTTGAAAATCCCATAAATATTATTATAATTATTATTTGGGTTTTTACCGGAATTAATTCCAACAATAATTACATCGTTTACTGTAATAGGTGCAGAACGGTCTAATGTAAATTCTTGATAATTATTAATATTTAATTTAATATTGGTGATAGTTGCAAAATTAATTGGTTCTAATTGAGAAGTAGTATTGTTAAATCCATAATAAATAAATAATTGGTCATTATTAGTATTAATTACTTTATTAGTTAAATTATTTCTAAAAGGATAAACAGTTAAGCTAACAGGATTAGTATCAGTAATAGTTTTTATTACAACAGCACCTATTATTACACCACTACGTTTTACTAAAATATAATTTCTATTAAAAATGGATAAAAAATTAGATGTGTAATCTAGTAAATAATTATTTGGACTAGATACATTTTCGTATTGAATAAAAGTTAAAAAATAATTTGTTGTAAAATTTAATGGTAATACAATATTATACAAGTAATCTAAAGGGGGTATATTGTAAAGATTATTATAATTAAAAACATAATCATTAATTTGTTGAGAATTTAAAATTTCAGTATTCATATTTACAATAAGTTGATTAAATGCAGCAATTTCAGGTGTTTTGAGAATATATTTATTAACTGTATTATAATAGACATCTTGCCATTTATCAAAATAAGTAATTGCATAGTTAGGATCAATTTCTTTAATATTTAATAAATTTGCAATAAAAAAGTAAAATTCCTTGTCTTGGAAAGCATAATTTAAATAATCAATATTCGTAGTTGTTGCTTTTTGATAATATGGTAATGAATTAATAGTATGTAATTTAAATTTATTATCAAAATATAGAGAATTTGGACCAGTAGAACCAGTATTATAACCAGTTCCAGAATAAATAAATTGACTATTTAAATAATTTTCTAATGAATATTTTTGTGTGATACCAGAATTTAAAAACATTGAGGTATCTAATAATGGTAGCATTAATTGGTAATTAGTTGAACCGGTAACACCAGTTGAACCAGATAGTCCAGTATAACCAGTAAAAGTAGTTTCACGAAGTAAATAAGTTTGTAATGTATTACCAAGACTTTCTTTGTATAAATTTTCATAATATTGTTGTTTGTCAGTCATGGTAACAAATGTATACTGACTATTCAAATAATTTAAGTATTCAGTACCATTTTGAAAAGTATAATTACCAGTAAGTTGAGGTAATTCAACATTTAATACCATATCTGTTAGTAAATCACCAACTTTTGGAATAATAACTTCTATTTTTTTTCCAAAATCACTCAAACTGGATAAAGGTAATTTATAATCTTCTATTGAAAATGGTGTGTATTTGTGATAAACAATTTTGAATAAACTATAATCATTATCATTAAATATATAATTTGCAGCACTATTTGCGGCAATCTGTAAAAGTCCACCTGGCATATTATTACTTATTATAATAATAATTCTTTTAAATTATAATTATAATTAATATAAATATTAATAAATATATATCATATCAGTTATATTATTTAATAAATATGGAATCTAAATATGAACAAAATAAAAATAAATTTATAAAATTAAAAAAAATATGTAATGAATTTAATTGTTATAAAGGTGCTAGAAGTGGATATGATAAATGTAAGACACATGGTGGAGGTAAACGATGTATAATATCTGATTGTAAAAAAAGTGCAGCAGATAAAAGTGATAAATGTAAATTACATGGTGGTGGTATCCGATGTAATGAACCTGATTGTAAAAATAGTGCAAGAAGTAAATCAGATAAATGTAAGATGCATGGTGGAGGTAAACGATGTATAATATCTGATTGTAAAAAAAGTGCAAGAGATAAATATGATAAATGCAAAACACATGGAGGTGGTCTACGATGTATTATATCTGATTGTAAAAAAAGTGCACGAGATAAATATGATAAATGTGTTGAGCATGGTGGTGGTAAAATATGCAATGAACATAATTGTAGAAAAAGTACCCAAGGTAAAAGTGATAAATGTAATGCACATGGTGGTGGTATCCGATGTCCAAATTGTATAACATGGCCTGATTCTCGAGGCAGTTCTAATAAATATGATGGATATTGTGCTACTTGTTTTAAATATTTATTTCCAAATGATAAACGAAGTAAAGTAATTTATTCTCATACTAAAGAGATTAGAGTTAGAAATGCCATTAATAATATATTTGATGGATTTATTCATGATAAACCATTATATACTGGAAATTGTGATTGTACACATCGTAGACGAATTGATCATAGAAAACTAATAGGAAATACAATACTTGCAATTGAAACCGATGAAAATGCACATAATAATTATAATAGTAAAGATGAAGAGATACGATATGATGATCTATTCATGATTCATAGTGGAAAATGGATATTTATAAGATTTAATCCAGATGGAAAAAATATTGATATGGAAGATAAATTAAATAAATTAATTGAAACAATTCAAGAACAAATAGATAGAATTGAAAATGAAGAAAATAATGAACTTGTTGAAATTATTAAACTATATTATAATTATAATTGTTTAGGCTGTAAAATATAATGCACCCATGCCATTAGATAATCTTAAAATATTATATGTTAATCCATATATTACACATGATGCTTTATTGATACTATTATTGTTATATTGACTTGCATAATTCCAAAATGCATCAGTAAGAGTTAATGTCATAGCAGTATATCTTAATGCAGAATGATTTGCAGAGCCAGATGGTTGATATTTTTCAGGTGCTAAAGAGAATAAATACATATAAATTCCTTGACTATTAGGAATACATGTATGATGACCATATGGAAAAACAGTATTTATATAATTACCATCTAATTGTTTTTGTCTAGGATAAGATTCAAATAATAAGACAAAATTATCTAATGGTCCTCCTAATGTTTGTGTTAATGTTGCAGTATCATCACCATAGTAAACAGAATTAAATTGGAATTGTTGATTATTAATAGAAACAATTTTATAAGTTCCAGTATAAAAATTACTTTTGGAAAATGTAATTAATTGTCCTACAGAATTAGAATTAATAGTAAATTGGTCATAATATTGTTGATCTAAAATAAAAATAGGTACTGTTTGACCATTTACAGTTTGACTTGTAATAGTACCAGTTACAACTATATTTGTATTATAATCATAATTATTAAAACTTAATGATTGATAACTTTGAATGAGAAAATAGATAGATTTTACAGAATTATAAAAATCATAATTAATAGTTTGTGTTTGACTAATAATAGGAGTATTATATTCTTGTATATAATCAATTAAATATTCATGTGAATAAGTAGCAAATTTTACACGTTCATCTTGGTCTAAATAAATATATTCAGTTAATAATCTTCCATCAATAATACTTACATAATTATCAATATTTACACCATCTTTAATTAATTGAGGGTCAACATTAGCAATACTATATAAATCATTTAATGTAATAATAATTTTAACTTCATGATATCTAAAAAATATAATTGGTAATGAACATTCTAAATATCGGTTAAAGAAAAATTGTAATGGAATTAATAATTGATATTGTGGTGTACCAGCAGGACTATATTTAGTTAAAACTTCAACGTTACCAATCATTTTATTGTAAACAGTTTGCATATATGGATTAACTGTTAATTCTTCCCAAATATTAAGCCAATCAGTAAATTGTTTATCTATTTTTTGTCCACCAATTTGTAATTCAATATCTTTGATTAATAAATGACCAATATTAGGCAACCATGCAAAATTATAATTTGTAATAGTTGCTGGACCTTGAGTATTTTCAAATAAAATTTTATCATTGTAAGTAGTAGCCCATACAAAATTATTATAAATAGTTAAATTAATTGCACCTGTAGTACTATTAAATGCTAATGTTGGATTATAAGAAGGTGTACCATAACCAGTTACAGTAGAATATTGTTGAATAAAATCAATATTACTACCATTAAAAGCATTATAAGGTGCAGTACCAGGATATACAGCATATGTTTTATTACTTAATATACTATTAAAAATTGTAGCAATATCAGATATACTATAATTAATATTACTTAATTCAGATGCAATATTTCTATAAACAGGATAAATAATATTTAAAAAAGTTAAGTAATCATTATAAATATCAATAGCAGTTGTTCTATCAATAGGTGAAACTGGATTTTTTCTTGGAATAGATACTTGTGATAAAGTAGCAGTAAAATACATTTTATGAATTAAATCTCCACTTTTTGGTAAAATACATGTTATTTGTTCTCCAAATTGTAATGATCCTGACATTGGTAAATAAATCATTTCAGTTGCAAAATTAGTATATCTTTTATAGACTACATCAAAATATGATATCTGCGGAAAGTCTGTTAAAAAATCAACATCTCCTCTTATTTCTAATTTAAAATCACCTTTTCCCATATATAAAAAAAGTATTTTAATCTTTAAACTATTAATTAAATTACGCTTACGCTTCATCTCACTACGTTCGTTTTACTTCGTAAAATTTGACTGCGTCAAAGTTCGCTATGCTCACCCTAGATAAATTTATATTATTATTAAAAATTAAATAAAAAT